ATTATAACGTATATATCGGACACAAAGCAGGTTACTGGAACGATAACGTAGATAACAATATATGTATTGGGTATGAGACGGGGTACGGCGAGTACGAGGCCGACGATAATAACCTTTTATTTATAGATACTTTGGGTAATTATAAAGGTGAAGATTCACTTATTTATGGTGATCAGAGTGGGTCTACAAATCTTTTGAGTTTTAATGCGAATGTAAGCGTTACCGGAACAATAACAGCCACAGACGATATAACTGCTTATTCTTCAGATAAAAGGTTAAAGAAAAATATTGAAATTATTGATTCTCCCCTTGAAAAACTAAGTAAACTGTCAGGTTTTACATATGAATGGGACAAAAATATGTGTGAAAAAGCTGGTTTTAAATCAAATGATTTAAAACAAATTGGGGTATTTGCGCAAGATGTTAAAGAAGTAATACCCGAAGCAGTAAAAATTGCTCCATTTGATCAAGACGAAAATGGTAAATCTAAATCAGGGGAAAATTATTTAACAGTTCAATATGAAAAAATAGTTCCTTTGTTAATTGAGGCAAATAAATCATTGTTGAAAAGAGTTGAAGCATTAGAAGAATTAGTTAAAAATAAATAAGTTAAATATAATATATATATATTAATGGCCGGGATAGGTTCAACAAATATAAGTTTTAGTGGTTTAAGGACAGCATGGGGAAATGTTAGTTATTCTGGTGGTTCAGATCCAGGTGCGACAAATATATCATTATCAGAGTTTTATGGAGCAAGATTTAAAGATGGAACGAGTGCTCCAGCATCAGGTGAAATAAGTATAAGTGATTTTTCTGGAAAAACATTTGGTAACGTTTATGAATCCGGTGATTTTAGAGGTTATACATCTCAATGGTCAACCAGCACATCATATTTAAAAGGTATAAATGCTTCTACAACTGCACAAACATATACAGGTTCAAGTGATATAACTGGTAAAACGGTTCAATTATTATCAGGGCAGGGGACTTCGTATTCAACGATACTACTAAGTCCTAATTCTTCAACAGAAACACCTGGTATGGTAGTTGATCGCACAGATAGTTCTGTAATGGATGGAGCAACAATTTGGTTTAAATTAAGAAGTGGACATCTCACTTCCGGTGTTATTGGAATAATACCTCTTGATGTAGCTATGACTGGAACAACTACAAAAGATAAATGGACAAATCAAAAAACATATATTCATAATAAGTTTGGATCATCCACCGATAGAATAAGTATGTTAGGTAAATATGTTAATTTTTCAGGATCAAGAGATGATATTACAAGTTCAAGTACAGTTGTTAGTCCCCAATATAGAAGTGGAACATATGGAACCAATATGTCTAATCAATTTCATAATATTACTGGTGTTACAGCTGGAACATGTGGTTCTTCTAACCTTGCAACATATGACACGAATTATTTCTTTTATACTGCGAATTATAATAATTTCTCTAGTTATTTTTTAAATGGTTCTAATGTTGGAATGAAAATAAAATGGTATGAAATCACACTCCAAGTATCATTAGAAAGTGGAAGTAGTATAATAAAACCAGTATCTCCAGCAACAGAATGGAGTTCTAATGATTTAACAGATTTATTTTCTGGAATGTATGTCACCGGGACGGGTATTAATGCGAGTGATGGACCTTTTATAGGAGACATTCATACAAATTATATGAGATTATATAAGGGTAAAGGGTCTTCTTCGCTAGATTTTAGTAATGCTACTTCAACACAATCAAATGTTACATTAACTATTAGTGGTTATTTATTTTGGGTATTGGGGACAACTTCTAATTATGTAGATGCTAAAATAATTGGACCACCGCATACAGTTTTACCAAAATACCAAGCTACTGGGAATAATAGAGCATCTACGGGTGAAATAAAAGAATGGGCTTTTTTTGTTAGTGATACAACAACGGCTGATAATAGTTTTGAGTTTGATATTAGAAACACAGAACCAGGTGGAACAGCATTTTCTTACTCAGTATCATATAGTGTTGGAAAAATACCAAATGTTAAGAATATAATAACAACAGATAAATTTAGAGCATATGATAATTGGTCAGCCTATTCAGACAGTTTAAAAGGGGAAAGCGGACACATCATATATACAGGAGAAAATATTACGAATAAAAGAGTTAAATTATATTCAACTGATCAAGACGCGTCATATGCTTATCCAATTTTACTTTTAAGTCCATATACATCAAGTTCTTCAAATCCAGGCATTATTGTTGACAGGACAAATGCTAATGTGGTTGATGAGGCGACCATGTGGTTCAGAGTAATTGCACAAAATGGTTATAATCAATTACAAATGGGCATTATAGCAAAAGATATGACAACGAATAGTTGGACAACTCAAAAAAGTTATTTAACTAATAAACCTGCTAATTATTGTGATCGTTTAGGTTTTCATGGTTCTGGATACCATAATTATGCTGGTTCAAGAGATGATATTACAAGTAGTTCTACCATAGTATCTCCACAATATAAGACTGGAACTTATGGAGATACATTAACTACATTTTTCCATACAAGGACAGGAAGGACAGCTGGAACTCAACGTTCTGCAAATGCCTTTGCTAGTCCATATGATATAAGTACAAATGCTTATTTTTTTAAGAATAATTATGCTAATTATTCTACATATAGATCGAATACTTTATATCCCAATCATGGATTTAAGATAAAGTGGTATGAAACTACTTTACAATGTAGTTTAACGAGTGGTTCAAATATTATACAACCTGTATCTCCCCCATCTACATGGAGTTCTAGTGATTTAATTGACTTATTTTCGGGTATGTATGTCACCGGGACGGGTATTAATTCTAATGATGGTGCTTTTATTGCTAATATACATACAAATTATATGAGAATGTATAAACAAAAAGGGACATCAACAAGTGATTTAGTTGCTAGTAATGCAACATCAACACAAACTAATGTCACATTAACTATCAGTGGTTATCTTTTTTGGACACTTGTAACTTCATCAGATAGTTCTTACAGTAATGCAAATTATCACAGTTGTAAGATATTAGGTCCACCTCATCAGGTTCTTCCAAAATATCAAGCAGGTAGTTATTCTTCATCGCCTACAACAGAAATTAAAGAATGGGCATTCTATATAGGGGATACATCTAATAGTCCTACAAATTCTTTTACATATGATATAAGACATACAGAACCTAGAGGATTACAATTTTCATATTCAGTATCATATAGTTCTGGAACTATCCCGACTTTATTCGGTTACTACCTTAATTCAAGTGCTATATCCTCGGGTAATAAAGGAACTTCTGTACAAACAATTACATTTGATCTTAGTGGAAGCGAATATGTTGGAACTTCTGTAATAGGGGCAACTGGTAGATTAGTTTTCAAGTATGTAAGTGGAACTAGTTATACTGGAGATATGCAAATAGTTCAAGTAACAACTAATGGTTCTAGTTCTAATGTTGGTGTAGATTATAATAGTTGGCAAAGGAATACTACAACTAATGTAACGACATATCCTGGTTCTTATGGTTGGAGTACCGTCGGAACAAGTTTAATATATGGTAATTGGAGTAGGAGGACTGGAGGGACGGCATCATCCGGAACAGGGGTAGAACCACCTTCAACTTATGGGGGTGTTTCGTTACTTTTTGAAGCAAGTGGCGCAGGTTATCCCAACGTAACTGCTTTTCTAAGAGGTCCTTATACAACATTTAGCAGTAATAGTGTAACGGTCAGTTTCTATGCTTATGGTGCAACTGTTGGGTCTCTTTATGCTGGTGTAGAATTCGCATAAAAATATATATTATATATAAATGTCTAATTGTAATTGTAATTGTGAATCGTGTGATTGTAGTTGTTGTAATTGTAATATGGTGTTAAATTATGGTAAATATGTATGTCATACGGACGCTTACAAAATAACTGATGAAAATGATAACGTTATAAGAATTATTGAAAGTTGTAATTTTAATGATGATGATCCTGAAGTAAATTCATTTCAATTTGTCCAATATTGTAATAATTGTAATATTTTTATAAATTATCCATATTTATATGACAATCTTGAAAAAAAGTTTAAAAAAAAAAATAATCAAGTTATAGAAAATTATGAATATTTTTTAGAAAATAATATAATTCATAATTTCAATAGTATAGAATGTGATCATTGTTCGTCTATTTTAAATAAAGGTAAATTTTCTATTGAGAATATCCCTGAGAATCAAGAAAATTTTAATAATTTATCATTACCAAATGATTTTATAAAAAATATAAATTTATTTAATTTAGAAGGTTCTTTTGTAAAAGACTTTGAACCAAACGATTATCAAGAATATAGAAGTTTAGCTGATGATTATACTAATGATATATCTAAAAATGTATTATATTGTAATAACTGTAATTTTGTGATTCTAAATAGTTTAAGAAAAATATTCAAAGAAGAAGAAATAATTAATCAAGATGAAGAAGAAAACTATGATAACAATGGATTACTATAAATTATCTTAAAAGATCTATATTTTTTAACATTGTTATTTCAAACTCAAATGATACATCAGAATTATTTGTATCATACAATTCATTATTCTGTGCCCATAATTGAATATTTATTCTGTGTAATTTCATTGGATTAAAATAAACAGGTGCTAAATCTGATTCAGCTGTCCTATAATGAAGATACTCTCCATGACCAGCCCTTAACTGAATGCGTTCTATAATATCTCTCCCTGAAGAGTTCCTTTTACAAACTACACTTGGGATCTCAGGTATTACAAGGTCAACAAAGTGACTCGAAACGTCAAGTAGCCTATTTGAGAATAAAATACCATTTTCACTTTCTGTTTCTTTTGGTAAAAAACCAAATAATCTAGCTGCACCTCTAGTTATATTATCATAATCCCATAACATTACAATTTCTTGATCCGTAGGACTGAAATACTCAAATTTATTAATCAAAGATTTTAAAGGTCTATCACTTTCACTATCTGGGAGTCCTAAAGATACTGAATCGGTTTCAGTAAAAGATACACGAAATGTAAATGGTGTTGTTAGTACACTTGCGTAAGTTATATCTAATGCATCTGTTGTATCAAAATTACTTCCAATCACCTCTTGTCCATTAGCCTCACGTGTATTTAAATGACTATACTCTACATATTGTGAATATTCTTTTTTTATATGTGTTGAAAGATTATTTGTATCAGTTGCCTGAAAACGTTGATTATATTTTTGAAAAACATTTGCTAATTCACCGACTTCATATTGTCCTGGATTAATCGTTAACGTATGTATCTGTGTTTCCCCTTTTATCTTATAACGTATTTTATTGTTTGTTTTATTTACATTGTAAGGGGGTGTTCTTATGGTGGTTTTTAATAGCTTAAAACCAACTACGTTGTTGTAGATATCATAATTTGTAGTAATAAGTGAGGAAGAACTATCTCCTGATTTTCTTTCAAAATCAAAAAGAACATCAAAGTTTGATGTATTGAAATCTTTATCTGCCTGAAAATAATTATGTGAATCAACCACAATCTTCTTTTTAACAATATCGGGCGTGAATAATTTATCACGATATTTTTCATATCTTTCAGTTTTTACCATATTTGAAAATCTTGTTTTAGAATAATCTTCTTCAGATGATTCTTCTTCAGACAAAGATTCAATATTATCATTAGTATAAAAAGTGTTGTCCATTTAATTATTTAATACTATTTTTTTTCTTTAAATCCTTTGATTTTTTAATAATAGCTTCGCCGACTTTTTTCAAAACATCTACATGTGTATTATATTCTGGAAATAAATTAGGTACGTATTCTATTTCATTCACAAAGTAATCTCTACAATTTTCTTTATTATCAAGACAACAACCAAAATCAATCCGAAGTAAAAATGGATGACCATTTTTGTCTTGTGGAATAGCTTTCAATACTTTACGACCCATTGTTTTTAATTTATTTATTAAAGCGTCGTCTAATTTTTCAGGAACAACATCATATGTATTAAAAATACGTGCATTATATTCACTATTTGGATATGCGAATGTAACTTTTTCAAATCCACTCACTCCAAGTGATAGTGGATCAATAATAGTTCCCATAGAATGAGAATATTGTCCGTTCAACCAATAAGTCCTTACTTCATAAAATCTTTCAAATTCAGGGACAAAGTTTTGAACTAATAACAATGGTTTTTCAATCCTTACTTGTTTTTCTATCTTACCAAGATATATTTTAAATTGTTTATCATTTTTCAATACTTTCTGTAAATCCCATTTTTTAAATCCAATTCCAAAACCACCCGGCTGAGGTTTCGTAATAAAAGTATTTGTTCCCCATTCTTGACATTGTTTTTTTATCTTGTTTATCATTATTTTTGAATTCATATTATCTTTGATCAAAAAAGATATGTTTTCCATAACTGGAATACCCTTTTTTGCTAATGTTTCCATATATAACTTTTTGTTTAAAACAAATTTTTGTAGTTCTAATGGATGACAAAAAATAGCACTTGTTTTTTTTATAATATTATTATATTTATTGTAAGCTTCTGATGATTTCATAGAATGTGTATAGTAATATCCTTCGAATAGACCAAAAATAATATCAAATTCATTAAATCTTTTTAAACTTATATCTTTTTTAGTTAAAATTTCAATCTCAGCTTCTTTAAAGTGTTTTTTTACATAATAAGCAACCCCTATATCTGAACCTAATCCATATTCACCTTGTCCCCATTTTTCTTTACTTAAATTATATGTCTTATCATCTATATCTTCTAACCATTTAGGAAATCTATCTTCAGAAATAGCATCTGTATTTATCCCTACAACAATACCTATTTTCATATAGTATATAATACATTAAAATTTGAAAGAAAAATTCTTTAACCTTAAAAAAAGAAAGATGTCTTATGAAGGAGAAAAATACCATACGACTCCAGAAGGTATCAAAGGGACAGTTGAAAAGTATGGGGTGGCGATTGTTCCATCTGTCCTCGACGAAGATGAAATATCTCTTATGAGGGATGGAATGTGGGATTATCTTGAACATGTTACTCAGATGTTTGAAAAACCTATAAGTCGCAATGATTCTAAAACATGGGTAGAGTATCTAAAGCTTTATCCCAAACATTCAATGCTCCTTCAGCAATATGGTGTCGGTCACTCTCAGTTTGTATGGGATGTTCGTCAAAATGAAAAGGTAGTTGATATCTTTTCAAAGATATGGGAACGACCAAAAGAAGAATTACTTGTAAGTTTTGATGGGGCCTCATTTCATTTTCCACCTGAAGAAACAAATAGAGGTTGGTATCGTAATACATGGTATCATACAGATCAAAGTTATTTACGCCCTCATTTTGAATGTATACAGAGTTGGATAACTGCTTATGATGTTGATCCTGGGGATGCTACTCTCGCATTTATGGAAAGTAGTAATCTTTATCATGAAGAGTTTACTCAAAAGTTTGAAATTAAGGATAAAAGTGATTGGTATAAGCATACTAGAGAAGAACAAAAATTTTATGAAGATAAAGGTTGTGAGGAAAAAAAGATAACTTGTAAAGCAGGTTCAATGGTATTTTGGGATAGCCGGACAATTCATTGTGGTACAGAAGCTGTAAAGGAAAGGTGTGAAAAAAAATTGAGGAATGTAGTTTACATTTGTATGACCCCTAGAGAAAGAGCTACAGAAGCAAACCTTAAAAAGAAAAGAAAGGCATTTGAAGAATTAAGAATGACTACACATACTCCCCATAAACCTAAATTGTTTCCGGTTAATCCAAGGACATATGGAGGACCTCTACCGAATGTTACCCAGGTCCCAAAACCAAACTTAACATGTCTTGGGAAGAGGCTTGCCGGTTACTAAAACGATTAACCTTACTGGTTGATTGTCTGTCTTAATGTTATTGATGAAACGAATAAAACGATCCATCATCTTTAAAGTTTTTTACTTATTATAAATATATTCAAATTTAATTGAATAAACTTGAAAAGAATCCACCTTGTTGACCTTCCGATTTTTCAACCTCTCTGTAAACAGCACGTCTTCCTTGTAACTTAGCAGAACGTTTTACACTGCGTCTTGCTGTCCTACGGGATACTCTTCTATTGGTGCGCTTTGCCGAACGTCTTGCTGATCTTTTTGCCGTACGTCTTGCTGATCTTTTTGCCGAACGTCTTGCTGATCTTTTTGCCGAACGTCTTGCTGATCTTTTTGCCGAACGTCTTGCTGA